TTCTTGGCTCAGTAGCTATGGGTACATTGTTCCCTGAGCCTGAGCCTTATGATTTTGCAGGTTATACTCCAAGTGACTATGGATATTCTCCCATCCAATACAACACACAACACAATACAATTACTGGCTCTGGTGGCAGACAAGCTTCTGCCGTCTTAGCCAGCGAGATACAAAGGAATCGAAATAATAATGACAGGTCTCCCTCTGTTTCTTCCGTTAATTACGGACTACAAAATACAGGATTACAATTAGCATGAACCAAACGAGTAAACGGTATGGAACTTTATGTAGAAAAAGACAGACATTCTTGGATAGAGCTTGGGATGCTTCTGAGCTAACCATTCCCTTTATACTTCCTAGACACAGTACACAAGATCAAGAACTTCATACACCATACCAAGCTATCGGAGCAAGAGGAGTAAATAATTTATCAGCAAAATTATTATTGACTTTGTTCCCACCAAATTCCCCGTTCTTTAAATTCCAGATAGATGACTTTACCTTAGCAGAACTAGAATCACAGAGAGCACCCGTAGAAGAAGGATTGAATTCTATGGAACGTGCGGTGATGGATGAGGTAGAAGCTAAGGCTATGCGTGTTCCATTGAATGAAGCGTTAAGGCATTTGATCATTACGGGTAATGCCTGTCTTCATGTTGATAAAGAAAATGCTGTTAGAGTATTTCATTTAGATCAATACGTTGTAAGGCGAGACCCTCAAGGAAAGATGTTAGAGATTATTGTCCATGAGAAAATGAGTAGACAATTATACATGGATATCTTTAAGGCTAGTCCACCAAAAGAGTCTGCTTATGATGGAGACAAATCACAAGAACGGGAACTAAATTTATATACAGTAGTAGAGAGAAAAGATAATAAGATTCATGTCCACCAAGAAGTAAACGACATGAAGATTCCAGGTACAGACTCAACGTTTCCTCTAGAGAAGAACCCTTGGATGGCACTAAGGTTCTCTTCTATTGACGGAGAAGATTATGGAAGGGGTTTTGTAGAAGAGTATCTAGGTGACTTACGAGCACTAGAAGGGTTAAGTAAAGCTATACTTGAAGGCTCATCAGCTGCGGCTAGAGCGATCTTTCTTGTAAGGCCGAATGGAACTACCAAGCTAAAGACTATATCCCAAGCACCTAACCTAGCTGTTAGGCAGGGGAGTGCAGACGATGTTAGTGTCCTTCAAATGGAAAAGTTCCAAGACTTTAGGGTAGCAAGAGAGACCTTGGAGACTACTGAAAGGAGACTAGCTGCGGCCTTTTTGTTGAATCAAAGTGTTCAACGGGATGCGGAGCGAGTCACGGCAGAGGAGATTAGGTTCTTAGCAAATGAACTTGAAACTTCTCTTGGTGGTATCTATAGTTTACTTTCCCATGAATTACAATTACCTCTCATCAGACGAATAATAGCGGTTCTAGAACGTGAAAAGAAATTACCACAATTACCTAAGGGTGCAGTAGAGCCTGTAATCATAACAGGATTTGAGGCACTTGGTAGAGGTAATGATGCGAATAAACTAGCAACGTTCTTACAAACCGCAGCTCAGATACTAGGCCCGGAAGCAGTAGTTTCTTACACTAATGTAAGTGATGCTATGAAAAGGTTAGGTACAGGGTTTGGTATAGACATGAAGGGTTTAATTAAAACACAAGAAGAAGTCCAACAAGAACAACAAGCTGCTCAACAAGCACAGCAACAGGCTGAAATGATGAAAGCTGGAGTACCTAATGCTGTTAATCAGGGTGGTGAAATGATGAGGGAGCAAATGAATGGCAACGAAAACGAAGGCTGAGGAAAAGAAACCTGAGAAAAACATCGTTTCTAAAGCAGAATTAAAAGAAGTAGTTATTGAGCAACCCGAAGTTCTAACAAAAGAAGCAGGGAAAGTTGGTTCTACTGGTGGTATGCCTTCTACCTATACTAAGAAGCGTTTAAATAGTGGAGCAATTTTAGAATCATTCGGAGAATAAGATGGTTGATCAAATTCAAGTAGAAAGTGATGCTCCTGATATGTCGGCAGAAGAAGCCCATAATCAGGAGATGCTATCTAAGGTGGAAGAAGTAGAACATGGAATAGATGGTGTTCAACCTACACCTGTAGACGATAAGTTTGATGGTGACTATGCCAAACTAAAGAAAAGTTATGATGAATTAGAAAAGAAGTTTCATAGTCCTATTGAAGAAACAGAACAAGTAGAAGATTTAAGTATACCCAAAACTCCTGATGCTCCGTTTGATATGGCTGAGTTACAAAAAGAGTATATGGAAACAGGTGGGTTATCTGATAATAGTTATCAAACATTACAGGATGCTGGTATAAGTCGTGAGTATGCTGACCGATATATTGCTGGTGTTGAAGCGTTAGGAAAACAAATGGGTAACACAGTAATGGAAACAGTAGGGGGTAAAGATCAATACACCTCTATGGTTGAGTGGGCAAAGAACAACTATACTCCTGAGCAAATTAAAGCTTATGATGCTTCTGTTAATAGTGGTAATATAAACCAAGCTCAACTGGCTGCCAAAGGTTTAATGTCGGACTATCAGAATAGCACAGGCTCAGAAGGTGTGACTTATGGTGGTGATACGGCTGTATCTATGGATAGTGGAAACACATTCAGAAGTAATGCAGAAGTTGTGGCAGCTATGAAGAACCCTAAATATGAAACAGACTTAGCATATCGTCAAGATGTGTTAGAGAAACTAGATAGATCAGAAATCTTTATTACTGGTACTGTCTAAAGCTATCAAGTATTAACAAGTAACTAGAGACCTACTGCGGTGGATAATCTTTAAGCGAAAGTTAAAAAAAGGTATAGCATTTTATTAAATACTTTTTATTAATTTAAACAAAGGAGATTACTATGGGTGTTACAGCTACTTCCGCACCTGCAGTAACCATGACCCGTTCCGGTCAAGCGAATTCCACAGGGAGTTCCACAGCACTATTTCTTAAAGTATATGCTGGTGAAGTCTTGACTGCTTTTGAACAGGCATCAGTTACTATGGATAAGCACGTTGTCCGTTCCATCAATTCTGGTATTAGTGCTCAGTTCCCATTAGTTTGGAAAACTACTAGCACAGAATACGCTTATATCAATGCTTCTGGTGACACAGGGACTACTGCTAATAAGCTAGATGGTTCGCCAATAAATAAAAACGAGAAGGTCATCTCTATAGATGGCTTGTTAATTGCTGATCACTTTGTCAACAACCTTGACGAAGCTATGAATCATTATGATGTCCGTTCCATTTATGCTAAAGAGGCTGGTATTGCTCTAGGTACACAATGGGATAAGAACATCTTACAGCAAGGAGTCAAAGGAGCACGATCATCTACCCTAGTTTCTGGTGGTAATGGTGGATCGGTTCTTACAGCGGCTGGCTATGGAACTACGGGTTCTACATTAGCAGCTGGTATGTTTGATGCAGCTCAGAACTTGGATGAAAAGAACGTACCGGAGAATGATCGGTATATGTTTGTTAAGCCTGCCCAATATTATTTGATGGCAGAAACTACTAATGTCCTTAACAGGGATTGGGGTGGATCGGGAACGTATGCAGAAGGTACGGTCTTGAAGGTTGCTGGTATTCATATTGTGAAGACTAATAACCTACCTACTACCAACATAACAGGAGGTCAGGTTGCAACTCATGAAGCTGACTTCTCAACAACTGTAGGACTTGTTATGCACAAATCCTCAGTAGCTACTGTTAAGTTAATTAACTTGGCTGTAGAAACTGAGTATGATATTAAACTCCAGGGTTGGTGGATTGTGGCTAAGTATGCTATGGGGCATGGTTTCATCCGTCCAGAAGGTTTAGTAGAACTTAAAACTTCATAACATTAAAACGAAAGGGAGAGAGTCTAGGTTGTTTACTAGGCTCTCTTTTTTTATTTAGGAGAAACGAATGACCGATACATCACGCACCGTTAGTGATCTGGTAACTAACATCTTTCAAGATGGACAGTCATCAGGTGCTATCACACCTCAAGATATGCGTGACTTCATTGAAACCTGTCAAACTAAGCAAGGTAGTATTTACATGAGTTCACCCTCCTCCACTTCTATAAGTGTGGCAGGGACTTATGTAGAAGGGAATGGAACTTATACATTAAGTACCAGTCCTTCTGCAAATGAGTTTGATATGAACACAAATGCAAGGTTGCGATATACAGGTACACCAACTATTAACTGTGCTTTTTGGGCTTCTGCTTCTTTGGAAATAGACACCGCAGCAGTTAATAAGGAGCTAGGAATATCTATATATAAGAATGGAACACTAATAACTGGAACAAAAATGGTGGGATTTAGTCCTGCAACTACTGTAAATTCTGTAAATATATCTACTATGGGATATGCTTCTTTATCTACAAATGATTATGTTTCTATCTATGTAGCTAATATGGATAGTACAGATAACTTTACTTTAAGA